AAAGCGTGCCTTCTTCAGCGTATTTTGACGAGGGTCTTGGAGGAACCTGCTGGCATAATTTAACGCTGCCGGGACAATTAATGACACGCTTGGCGGTCGATCCGCCGACAATATCGCTATGTGACATAAAATCAATCCTCAAAATGATACGATATGGTCGGCGCTTTTTTATTGCGCCAGTCCCAGATAAACCACGCATGATTAAAAGATGGTGATGATTTGCTATCTTCAAACCATTGAATACGCTTAGTTAATACAAGTTTTTTCTTATACGCCTTATGATCGGCAAACAAATGTCGTCGTGATTTAGCGTGATCAAAATCAGTTCTTAACAGCATAGCAACAAAACCACTATCGTCCATAAAATCTAATGCGCGCTCTATAAATTCTGTTGCTTTCGTATAGGGTGGATTTGTTATAATAGCGTTTATACCCGAAGCGTCTAAATAGGTTTGGGCTAAGAAATCCGTCCCTGTTTGTATGTCAGACATATAGTCAGCGTTTAACACCCGCGCCATTTTGCCTGATCCGCACGCTGGTTCCCATATCAATGAATCTTTGGGTATGTAAGGCAATAATGCTCTTGTAACCCATTCAGGCGTTTCATATTGATCGAACGCAACGCGAATGTATCCACTGTCTCTTTGGCTCATTTTACTTTACCTTTCGATGATGTAATACTAGACTTTTCTTTACAGACATGTCAATACAATTCTTATGACAGATTTAGAAAAAGACATTGAACGCTACTTTGTTAAGTCAGTTCAATCACTTGGCGGGGTAGCCTTTAAATTTAATTCAATGTCTAATCGCGGCGTCGCGGATAGAATTGCATGTTTACCTAACGGCGAAACATGGTTTGTAGAGATAAAAAAAGACGGTGGCAAACTGTCGTCACTGCAAAAAATATTTGCCGCTGACATGGCAAAGCTAAATCAAAAATATGCGTGTCTATGGAATAGGGAGCAAATAGACCGATGGAGCTACGACCGTATCAACACGAAGCCGCCGACTTTCTCTACGCCCACGACAGAGCCATGATCCTAGCGCCGGTCGGCGCGGGTAAAACAGCGATAACGCTGACAGCAATGACTGAAATGCTTCGTAGCGGCTTTGTAGATCGCTGGCTTGTGTTAGCGCCCAAGCGCGTCTGCACTGACGTATGGAAACAAGAAGGCTTTAAATGGTGCCCGGAGTTTGAGATCGCTATAGCTGTCGGAACGCCAGCACAACGCAAAGCAGCAATGGACTCTGACGCAGATATTGTCGTTACAAATTACGATAATATCGCTTCGATCGCGGGCAACTTTGACGGCATTGTATTTGACGAGTTAACGCGGCTTAAAAATCCAAGCGGCAAACGCTTTAAAATTTTAGAAAAAATGCTTGACAAGTTTGATATTCGTTGGGGGTTAACAGGCTCTTTTACGTCAAACGGTCTTGAGGATGTATTTGGTCAATGCAAAGTGATCCATAAAGCGATCTTAGGACGGTCTAAGGGAGCGTTTATGCAACAATACTTTCGTTGTATTAACCGCGAGTATGGTCAATGGGAACCGCTGCCTCAGTCGCTTGATTACGTGATGAAGCAAATAAAACCTTGGACGTATGTGCTAGAGCCTGGCGAGTATAGAGATAAGTTACCGCCGCTGCATACTGTCAGAATGTCGGTTGATATGCCGGATAGAAAATCATATGAGACTATGAAAAAGGAGTTTGTTCTTGAGCTTAGTCAAACGATCACCGCTGCGACCGCTGCTGCTGTCACGAATAAGTTACAACAGCTTGCGGGCGGGTTTGTCTACGGACCCAACGGTCCTGAATGGATCTCCTACCACAAATTTGATGTTTTGGGCGAAATTTTATCTGAAAATCAGCGAGACAATACGATCATCGTCTACAATTACAAAGAAGAGCTAGCCGAGATACAACGCCGATACCCGCAAATGCAAACTATAGATGCGCCTGACGCCGTCGAACGGTGGAATAAAGGCGAAATAGAAATCTTAGCTATACATCCCAAAAGCGCCGGGCATGGATTGAACCTACAGTTTGGCGGCAACAAGATTGTTTTTCTGTCAATGCCTTGGTCATTAGAATTATATGAACAAACAATCGGACGTTTGCATCGGTCAGGCCAGACCAAAGACGTATGGTGTTACGTTATCCTCTGTAATAAAACTATTGACGAACGCATATTTGCCAGTTTATATGACAAGAAATCTTTAGCGGAGTTAGCCCTAGATGAATTGGCGCGAAATTAACCAGGCCATCGCAGGCTTTACAGAACAAGAGGTATTGGACCTCTTGGAGGACGAGCGCCATAACGCTCGGCGGTCCACAATACTCATACGTCTACACCAGCGATATACAACGCTGCGGGCGACGCGAGAACGGACTGAATTGTTAAAGGGAATAGAAAATGAATCCACACGATCTATTAAAGCAAGCAAGTGATCTTATTGGAGAACGCGGCGCTGATTATGGGGGAATTGAAAATAACTTCCAGCTCATTGCAGATCTTGCTTCTTTGCGTCTCGGTCGTGATATACATCCTTATGAAGTGGCAGTCATAATGGTGTGCGTCAAAAACGCGCGTAACTTTGCTAACCCAACGCATACAGACAGCCGCCTAGACGCTATGAATTATGAGGCGTTTGCGACGATGTTTGCCAAAGATTATGAAGATCAAAAATCAAACGCTGGCGCTGATATTGACTATAAGCGCAAGCGAGATTTTAGGGCAGCAGTTGTCACTAAGCTGAATACTAAGCTTGACCTTTCACATTTGGAAACTGTGCAAGTTCCCCGGTCGGCAGAGTCTTAAAACTACGTCGCACAGCGGCTAACATTAAAATAGCTTCCTTGCGTAGATCGTCATCCTTAATATGCGCGGTATATGCAAGGAGTTTTGTAAACGAGTTACAACGCGCGGCTACCGGATCTAATTCAGCTTCTTCGATAATATCCGGGCCGTCATATAGATCTTCGTCGTCTTCCGTCATGATTTCTTCCTTTTTTTAGAAGCATCATATTCTCTACGGAGCGCGTCTAATATTAAGACACCCTTGTCAATTGTTGGCGCGCAGAACACGCGCCCGCGTGACGTGCCAGCTTCTCTAGGGTCTATAATTATTAAAGCTGCCGGGTGCATGGGCATCTTTTTAAGACCTAATGACTTAGCGTAGGTATCGGCCACCTTATACCCTGACACCCGGACAAGTTGAGCGGCGGTGCCGTCTGGCGTTATCATGCCCTCATCGCCGCCGATGTGCTTATGACCTGCAATAAGAAGATGGTCACGGAATCCGGCAATAGCCTCACGCTTTGGACCGTGCATGGAGTTCCAGATCGAGTGGCCTGGAAAGTCATGGCGTGCATGAACGCGCGTTTCTGAGCCGTCTGGATGCTGTAGCGCCAGCCTTACGCCATGCTCTTCATACATGGACCCTGCTTGCTTCGCGAACCACGAAACAGGATCTCCTGACCCCGTCCATAGGTCATGATTTCCGGCCAGAATAAATAGCCATTGGACCGACTTGACCATCCATTCAACGAGCGTCCAAGATTCCCTAGCGGTGATGGATTGGTCAGCATACAGCCGAGCGAGGCGCCCGACCCAGTTGTTCGCCAAGTCTCCAATATTACATGGCAGCACAAAAGGGTGACTAGCAGCCAGCTCAAGATGAGACTTAAGTAACGCAAAAGCGCACCCCGGATCGTCAATATGCGGATCACCCATACATAACAGAGCTACGGGTCCGTCGATATTAATTTTTACTTTAATTAGATCACGGGCTTCATCGGCGTTAATGATTCGCTCGCTTTCAGATAAGCGATCACGAATTAATTCATCAATTTGACGCGTGCGATGAGGAAGTTTTGGCTGTTCAAATTTGTTATATTTTAACATTAAATAGCGAAGGCGATGGCGGTCTATGCCTAACTCTTTTGCCGCTTTACTAATATGATACCGCCCAGATGGTTGCTTGTGCTTTTTGAGAACTTGCTCAACATCACGGGCGGTTATCATTTGCGAAGCCAACCACATTTGAGTGCGACCCCGACCGCGTTATGCTCACGTATTTGAGCAATCGTAGGGGCCGTATCATGCCGCGAATAATATATCGCCCTCGCGGCTTGGCAGAATGATACGTGGTCAGTCTCGGATGAAAGGGTCGTTGACTGGCACGCTGTCAGGCTTAGAGGCAACATCAGCGCGAACAGCTTCGCGGGCAGCGATAGCAAGTTGAGCTTCATTGGCTTGCGCCTTCATGCTTTCTAATTGAGCCTGTGCAATACCTGACTGCACAAGTTGTTGTTCATGCAGCCAGTTAAAAAAGTTAACAATCGCAGACATAAGCCCGCCAAGCAGACTAATGATTGCAGTGGTCATGCTGTAGGACGGATGATCTTAATAATACCCATAATCAAAACGCCAACCGTTGGGACAAGCGCACCAATCTCAGAAGCGTGCGGCAAGAAGCCAATGCTGGCGATGACAGTAGCAAGACCTGAATAGGTTGATTGCTCAGAAATGCGAGCCATGATCCAAGATGTAATGTTATTCATACTTAACTCCTATTAGTTGACGCGCGCTGCTTGGAAGTGCATCCCATCTTTACTTCTGCCCGACCAAGAACCACCCCAAGTCCAACCTTCGTCCTCGAAGGCTTTTAGGACTTGAGGCACTTTTGCAAAGTGCGGATCTTGGTCGTGAAACCAATTCCGGGGGGCGTCAAGGTCAATAGCACACCCATATGCGTGCATTGACAATACGTTACCGCCGCGCATTACACGATAGTTATATGACCCTGAAAAGACAGAGACGCCCCAATCGTCGATTATTTTTTGATTTTTGCCAGATGCAAGCCATATTACGTCAAAAATCCGTGACAAACTGTCCGCACATTTTTTATTTATGGCGATTGACGTGATCGGCTTGCCAGCAAACTGCATTTTAAACGGCGGGCTGATTCGAATAAGGTTAGCTTTTTCCCATTGCGCTGATGCGCCGCCGTTACGACCGCGAGGATTGCCATAGAACGCGTCGCATTGTGATTGAAGAGGCCAGGTCATCGGTCTGCCTTTTGAGAAATGAGATCTTGAATACGATCTAATTTAGAAAAGATCGCATTGAGCGATGTATTGAACTCATCGCGCGTCACATAGCGGCCAGCGACAAGCACTTCAATTGACGCGACCTTATCGACAAGCGCCTTGTCAGCCGTCTGAAGATCCTTTAATGACCCCCAGATCGTGTTAAGCACCCATCCAAAAGTGACGCTCACTATCGCCGTGGCGACGTTAAAAAAGAACTGATATTCGCTCATTTTCATCTCGCCATTGCATTAGCGCTTTGCGCTAAAATTGGAGCCACCAAAGACATATTATTAACATTAAACGGCATAGCTACTGGTGCGCCTCTTGTCGCCGCCGCGATGTTTGCTGCCGCACGTTTCGCTAATACATTTCTCATAGCTTTAGCGCTCGCCCCGCCGCCAGCTAAGATAGCCGCTGCTGCCATTTTAGATGGATCTTCTTGTAAATATCCTTGCGCGCCAAGTCCGGCTTCGGCCATTGCTGCTAAAGGCATAAGCCCCGCTTTTGGTGCGGCAAGACTCATGATGTCTAAAATTTTTGACCCTGCTTTACCTTCAGCAAAATTACGAATTAATGCTTGTTCATCAGACGTAAAACGTCGCATCCGTTTTGGATTTTTAGCTAATGACGCAAATTGTGATTGAAGCATGTCAGCAGGTGTGCCTTTATTTAATCCGGCGCGCTCTATCAAATGTTCTATTTCACTGCTTTTGCTCATCATACGATAGTCTTTAATGCCCGACAAAAGCGCGTCTGCGCCTTGTTCAGCATTTCCAGCCATTTGTGGCCCTATCGTTGCATTTTTAGGATTAGTAACAAAATCATCCAACATATTTGTTAATTCGCCGCCCATACGACGAATATCTTTATTTTCGGATGTGCGAAGTTTATCGCCAATTAAACGACGAACGCGATGAAGTTCGGTTATTGTCGGCGTCTTATCGCTAAGATCTTCTAATTTATTAAATATTTTATTTACAGGCTCATCAAAACTAACGTCAAACCCCGGTAAATCTTTTTTGGCCTGTTCGACAAAATTCTTTAGCGCCGTAGGTTTATATACGACACCTGATTGATCGGCGATTTCAAAAGATTTTTTAGCGCGTTCTTTAAGAGCTTCTGTGCTTGGTATTCCTTGTCCAAGTAATGTATTAATATCGCGTTTTGCTGCCGCGCCAAGGGCTTCGCCAGTGCGTGCTAACCCAGCAGCGCCTCTAGCACCTACAAGACCACCAACAAGACTCGCGCCAATTTGTCCCGGCGCGCTTTCTACACCAGCTTCTCTAGCCGCAATAGGAGCCGCCGCTGCACCTGCACCTGCACCGGCTTGCACAAGTGGACGCTCACCCATTGTTGTTAATACATTTTGAACAACACGCGGCGCTGCGCGGCGGGCTAATACATTTGCTGCGCCTGCGCCTGTAAATGCGCCTGCGGCTCCTTCAGCGCCAGCAGCTAACATTTCTTCGGCGGGCGTCTGCGGTGTCCATGATTGTGGAGTAAGATAGCCACGAACTATCTCTGATGGTGTGCGAACTGCTGCACGACTTAAAGGATGCCCCGCGAGATTATATCCTGTTGCTGCAAGATCTGCTAAACCAAGACCTCCTGCTGCTAATGCAGCGCCAGCAGGACCGCCAAGCATCGCACCCGCCCCCGCCGCCGCCGCAATAGGCGCAACTGCGCCGCCCGTAACTTGTGCCGCGCGCCCTGCTGTTAATCCTTCTGACGGGGCTATACCAAAATGCTGATGAATCTCGGCGTCTGTATATCCAGCTTTTTTTGCCTCCGCCGTCTCAGGCATAGACATAATAAATTGGCGGATCTCGTCATCTGAGTATCCAGCTTTTTTAGCGCCTTCGACATCAAAAGCCATTACTGTCCGCCCGTATAAAAGCTGCTTAATGGTGGTCTATTAGCTGGTGCTGTAGTTACTGATCCTGTTGGTTCTTCAACGCGAAGATTTTTATGTTTACCTGTGCCATAGCGTTCGCTAAGATTAGCTATTTCATTCATAACAGTATCAATGTCTTGCGTTGGGTCAGTCACTGCTTTTAACATTGTCTGTAATTCAACATTAGAATTTAATTCTTGCGCTGACATACCAGACGCATTTTTAATATCTGTAATAAGTGATCGAACAAGCGATTGAAGTTCACCACGAACTTTTTGAGCTTTTGTTCCTAGCGCGCCCTCGACGACTTGACCTATTGGAGTGGCTTTAGCATAGGCTCTAATATTCTGATAAGGCGTTCCATGACTGGAGCTTACCATAGCACCTAGTTCGTCTAATTTTTTATATCCATTTGCTAGTTTTTCTAGCGTCACATCAATATTAGATTGACCTTCAACTCTCTTCTTAGTGCCAACTGTCAAAGGTTGCGGTGCGGCGAAAGGCGCAGCTTGTGCGACAGATGGCAATGGCTGTTGCGGCGCGGCCATAGCATTAATAGGCGCTGCGCCCATCATATTAATTGGCGGCTGAATTTGTGAGCCGCCCATAAACGTAGGAGCGCCCGCCGCTGCAAAAGCAGGGACAGCGCGCGATCCTGGCATACCAGTGCCTCTAGCAATATTAGCCTCTTGCATACGGCGGCCAGCATTGACACCTTTATTGTCGCCAGAAAGACTTTCAATCGCTTTGGCAATAGCTTCTAAATTACCAGACTGCACCGCAGGGACGATACGGCTTGGTATATTGCCATAGTTATATGCAACCGACGTGAGAGCTGCCCGCGTATTTTCAGGCAAACGTGACCAATTTTCTTCCCCAATTTTAGCTGCGGCTTTTGGCACAAATTCAGTTTGTATGCGACGTTGAAGATCACGTTCGGCGTCTTGCTCCGTGATAGGAGCCATTCCTTTACGGACTTTTTCAATTGTCCCGTCTTCGCGTGTTACAGTATCACTGCCATACCCAACCCGTTGTGCATTTACGTCAAAATAAGGTGTTGCCCTAAATTGTTCGCGGTCTTTAATCAAATCAGTTGTTAAATCTTGGCGCGTATTTGGCATACCTTCGCCAGAAATAATAGGCGCAGGGACAAGACCTTGCGGTGTCTTTTTATATACTTCACCGCTAGCTTCCATATACTCTGGTTTGGCTTGTGCATATTGTTGTTCTGGCGTCAATAAGAATCGCTTACGTGTGTCAGCGTTCCATTTCATTTTCTGAGCGATAGCATATTCATCGGGCAACATTTCTTTATATTGACCAATTATTGCTTGATAAGCCGCGTCGTCGCCTTCTGGAATGTTTTGTAATTGCGCCTTCGCGTGCTCAAGAACTTTTGCTTTTAGTTCTTGTAACTTAACGCGCTCTTCCATTTGAGCTTTAGACGCTTCGCGCGATTCTTTATTAGCTGTAACTCCCGCAGCGCGTTCAGCCAAATCCATTTGTTGACGCAAACGCTCTTCTTGCAACTGTTGTTGTTGCAACGCCGCGCCTTGGGCGTAAGCGCCCATAAGGTTCAGATTAGGAACCTGAAATTCTGGAACTGGCTGATATTGAATAGGCATTATTTACCTCAATTAACCAAAGAAATTGCCAGTTTTAGCATATTTAGCGCCAAGCATAGTCGCACCCGCACCGAGAGCTTGACCCGCAAGCGCGGCCATCAAATTTGTTGGACCCATATAAGCACTAGCATTAGCCGCGCCCATGTTGGCATAACCTTGACCGAGATTCTGACCTAACTGATTATAATTACCCGCGAGCTGATTAGCTGCGCCTGTGTAGGTGTTGGCTAGATTAGCGGCAGTGTTACCATAAACGCCTGCTAATTGTTGACCTGTTCCGGTGTAAACATTTCCAAGATTAGCGCCGGTCTGACCGGCCAATTGTGAAGCTGTCTGAGCCGCGCTTGCACCTGTGCCAGCCAAATTCTGAAGCGCGCCGGTCTGTAACTGAGCCTGTTGCATAAAGCGGTTATATGCGTTGCTATATTCTTGGCTGGCGGCGTTCTGTCCATAATCATTAATAGCTTTTAATGCGCTGCCACCGACGCTTGCGCCGCCAAGACCCGCAGCTATAGCGTTCTGTGTCGCCTGCTGACCCTGCTGGAACCGCCAAGCATAGCTTGGGTCCATCTGAAGCTGCGCGGCTGTTGGCATTTGACCATACTGACCGCCTGGCGCATACATCGCCGCAAGCTGATTTGTGGCCTGCGTGCCCGCCTGCATATACGGCTGCTGATAACCAACGCCTTGATTATAATAATCTTGTAGAGCGCCTAGCGCGCCTGTTTGCCCCGCCTGTAACGCATTGACGCCTTGCGTCTGACCTTGTTGAAGAGCGCCTGCTGCCTGCTGTTGTCCTTGCTGAATGGCTTGCTGGGCCTGTTGAGCCTGCAAAGCCTGCATCATCATGGCCTGTTGAGTGCCCTGATTTTGAGCGTTAGCGGCGGCAGAAAATCCCATCTTAGTTCTCTCTTGCTACGGTTCCGTCCTTTTGAGACACGTAACCTAGTCTATTCAATATATTATACATGAACTCATGCCCTGGCGTAACGCGTGTAAATTGCATATCAGCCAGAATTTCTTTCAAGAGTCCTTTTGTCAGCCAGCGCTTGCGCCATTCAGGTAATATAGATACATGAGTTTCGCCATTTTTGGAATAGATGGCTCCTATAACCGTTTGATCCTTTAAGATGGCTTTTATATCCCAGTCCTCTACAATCTGAGTGTATTGCTCAAAAGTCATCGATATATGCCAATCTGTCGCCTGATAGCCGACAACCATAGCCTCATTTCTATGTTTTGATGATGTATAGCACGCCATAGTTCTTTGGCTTTGTTTCTGTGCCGCCGGTCGTGGATGTGGCTACGGTGGTGGTGATGTTGGCTGTTCCAGTATTTGTGCTATAAGTAGTTCCAGTACCAAAACCTGGAAGACCTCCGCCACCAGCTCCGTTAGGGCCAGTAGAATTGATACTGTGTGTATGGCCGCTATCCGTAGATGTCGCCGTGTGGCTATGGTTCAGATATGTATCCGCAGCATAAGTGCCGACTGACGGGCCAACGGCACCACTAGATGATCCAGTCGCGTTGGTGCCTGTGCCGCGCAGAAACATGCCTCGAAGATCCGGCACGTTAAATGTCGTAGACCCATCGCCAGTGCCCCAAGTTGTGCCGATGGCATTATAAAGCGTTGCATAAGTAGAGCGTGAAATAGCCGCGCCATTACAAGCGAGCCAACTTGTCGGTGCGGATGTGCCTGCAAAAGGCATAATCATACCTGACGGCATGACTGTATCAACATATTGTTTAGTGGAAGCCTGAAGCGCTGTAGTGGGATCGGCGGGTAAAACAATCGGGATTGTCGCCGTAGCGTTTGTCGTATTGATCGTAAACAGCGTCGTGCCGTTAGCCTTAAGAACTATACTACGAGCGCCTTCAGCCGAATAATAAGAGTTAGATCCGTCAGCCGATATAATCGACCGTGCCACACCCGAATTAGATAGCCAGATCGCGCCATTATTAGCTACGTCTAACGCAGCGCCAGGAGCGGATGTTTGAATACCAACATTGTTAGACGCGTTGACAATAAAAGGAATTAAATTAGGGTCGGCTGAATTTTGAGCGACAAAAATAGCGCCTGTGCCGGTCTGAGTAACTTTAAGCGCCGCACCGCTGCTGTTCGATGAGACAGTAACGTTGCCAGACAGAACTGGCGACAACGCCGAAGTAGGGGCTGAAATATTGTCAACAGTCCAGATCTCAGTATTGGTAGAGTCACATAATTTAAACTTATACGTCGCCGCTCCAAGCCAGACGTTAGCCTCGCCTCTCGCGTCAAGAACAATAGGATTGCTATTAGCCGTTCCACCAGAGCTATCCGTATAGGTAGTTGATGGTGTCGTCGTGCCTGCGGCGTAAGTATAAAGCAGACCACCCGCAAGAGGGATGCCTGAAGCAGCAAAAAACTGCATTTTTGCGGCTGGTGTAAGAACAGTCATTTATGCACCTACAATACTTGTGACGGTTATAATAGCCGAAGGAATAGCTGGAACAGGGCTTGAATTACTAAACGCTGTTATTTTTACGTTTGTGCTGTCAGTAGACCACATAAGACGAAAATAATCGCCTTTTTGTAGGTTTAGCACAAAATTCCACGCAGCGACAGACGCGGCGTTAGATCCTTGAAGAGTGACTTTTGTGCCTGAATAAGGCACTGACGTTCCATTAACATCAGCCCAGATATAGACATTTTGTGCGCTGCCGCTTGAACTGGTTAACTGTAATGAAAACTGAAAGTTATATGTGCTTGTAGTGTCTACATAAATGCGAGACGTAGGCGATCCGACATAAACGCCATATTGCAGAATATTATTGGACGCATCAACATAAGCACTATTAAAAGTAACGGCATAAGCTGTGTTTATAGCGGCGGCGCTTTGCGTTGTTGTATCATAATATGATCCATATCGCTCACCAGCCTGAACAGCTTGGTAGATATTAAACAGCCATGTATACCATGCGCGCGAAACAAAATTTGTAGCTTTATCAATAAATTCAACGCGCGGCGCAGGAATTTGTGTGTTGTTGGGATTTACGTTAGGCATTGGTGCCGTCCACATGCAACTCTGCACCAACGATAGCTATTTTGACCGGATCAGTTCCTGACACCTCATACACGCGGTCGCGGAGCTTTGTTGTCATGCCAAGACGTCGCCAGATGGTGCGATAGCCTGTTTGACCAATCTGGCCCATAGAACGCCAATGTTCATTAGACCATGTATGCCCACCGTCATCTGACCACCTCAGCATGACCTGTGGGTCAGCGCCATTCGTAACGGTATATTGAGTGTAGTTACGGATTGTTAAAGCAGACCCAGAACGGTCAAGAATGAAATTGTTAGCGCGGTCATAAATATAAATAATAGCATTGACTTCATCCTGACTATAACCGGAAAGCCCGACACCTGTCTCACAATCGAGTTGAAGGCTATGTTGAGCTGAACGATTTAGATCATTTTGTCCTGTAGGCAACGCTCGCCACGATCGTAACCATTTTTGAATTGTTCCAGCTTCTGAATAAACATTTAAGTCATATGAATAGATAGCGCCTGCGCGATAATCGCCGATGACGTTTGTATTATTAAAAAACATCTGACAGTTGCCACGTTGCCGCGTAAACGTGTCATTGTCCCATCCAGCACGCTCATGCCATGCTTGTGTGGCTACATCATAAACCCAAGTTCTATCCGCTGTCGGAAAATTCAACACATAGAACGAATGACCATCTTGCTGGTATGTATAAGCTGTAGCGTCAGAAATTTGTGAGTATTGTTGAATTTGCCATTCAACGGCGTGCGTTGAAATGCGCTCCCCAGAATAACCATTAGAGCGATAAACTATACCTTTACCGCGCTGATCTGTGCCAAGCCAAAAAATGCCATTGTCAAGTTTAGCAACCGAATAAGCCGCTGCACAACCGATCTCATTAAACGCGCCTTGAATACGCGCTAATGGAAAGGTTGGCAGACCTGCATCATACCAAACCTCAACTGTATAAGATCCAAATAGCCAAACCTCACGATGATCGACGATCAAAGTAACAAGATTATCTGGAGCACCATCCGCCGCCGCATAATTTAATGGCTGTATAGTCAGGCCATCTTGAAGATTTGATACCCAAAAATTCTGCGTTCCTGGCTGATTATAAACAAAATATCCATCAAGATAACCGACACCTACAGCGCCGTAAAAGTTGGCGCTTGTAATCTGAGAAAATGTATTTGTAGACGTATCGTAAATATAACCATATGTTCCAGCAGCAATATAAACTTGCGTATTATTATTGGACATATTGACAGGACCAGTGCCAGACACTGTGCCTAATGATGTCGGAAGCCAGTTCGTATCGACGCGATAAAGCGTATTGCCGGAGACAATATAGCCGTAATTATTAAAAGCCCACATACCCCGAATAGGGCCAATACCGACAGTAGCAAGAAGTTTAAGACCTGGCGCTCGTTGTAACCACGCGGCCTCTTTACCGCCTTCAGGTATAATTTCAGGGTAAAGATTTATCATGCGGGCGTCTGCCGCATTGACTGATCTGGTTACATAAGAAGAGCCGAGGATAGGCGTCTTCATTAGTAGTTGCCTGCATAGATGTTAAAGCGCTGGCGGCGTTGCATCATGCTGTAAGGCAACGCCATGACGTCGTCAGGATTATTGACGCGTTTCAGATCGCGTTTCGACGCCATAGCGATACGGCTAACTGTAGGTGATGGCTCGACGCCAAACTCAGGAGCAATTTCACAAGCCAGATTATATCTAAACGCGCGCAAATAACCCGGCGGAAATAACAAAGGCGTCGCCAATGTCGCTGGCGTATCGAGCGTAGAAACAGAAATAAAATGCCATTCCAACACACGCGTCGGAACAGGATAAATGCTCATCGTAATGTTAGGATATGTCATGTTGACAAATATGACCTGCGGATAAGTGCTGGTAACAGTCTTAACGGCAATACCATCATATTGTTGTTGATTAATAATTTTAATGCCAAATGAAACGTTTGTTGACGGGTCTCTAAAATATGTCGCGTCATCTAGACGAATCGGGCGATTGCCTACAAAGTCGCCGGTAGGGCCAAGTGTCTGAACACGAAAGTTTGGCGTCCAGAGAAATGTTTGATCTTGAGTGCAGAAAACTGACAGACGCTCGGTATTCCAAGAGTCTATCATTTGATTCATAGCTGCTAAGGCATCATTAGCTGTCTCAGAAGAAGGCGTTTCGCCTTCAGCCAGCATCCCTATCAGTCTCAGGGCGCCGCAGATCTGGTCGTATGCCGAATACGTTGTCATCATCTACCTTTTGTCTGCGCCCGCGTCGCGAAACTATAGCATTGGTCGGCTCTTCAGTCACCTCACCGGGGACAAATTGATCCCAACCATGCTCCTCGTCATGCGCCACTTCGAGATTAGATGTAGCGACTTTTACGCCATGAATAGGATGACGAAGATAATAAACAGCCATATTAACTCCTATGAGGGCCAGGCGACCCGTAGGTCGCCCGTGGTATTAGTATTAAGACGCTACCAGCGGAACTGAGAACCACTGAGCCGCACTATAGGCCACAAACATAACTGAGGTTTTAGCAGCCATAGAATATGCGGTGCCAGAAGCAACAGCGTTAATAGCGGCGCTGTTGGAATCATTAG